ACAAAGACCCTATTCCCTTGGCCGGGCGGTAAAACGCGCCTGGTGAAACACCTGCTGCCCCTGATCAACCAGCGGGACCACACGTGCTACGTCGAAGCCTTCGCCGGCAGTGCAGCGATGCTGTTCGAACGCTCGCCAGCGAAGATCGAGGTGCTCAACGACACGCATGGCGAACTGGTACGGCTGTACCGCGTTGTGGCGAACCACCTGGACGAATTCGTCCGGCACTTCCGTTGGTCCCTGACCAGTCGTGAGATGTACCGATGGGCTCAACTGCAGCACGTCGACACGCTGACCGATATCCAGCGGGCGGCCCGGTTCTACTACCTGCAGAAGCTCAGCTTTGGCGGGAGGGTAGAAGGCCAAACGCTCGGGGTGGGACCGACTGGAGTGAAGCGCATCAACCTGCTCAGGCTGGAACAGGATCTGAGCGATGCCCACCTGCGTCTGCATGGTGTGGTGATCGAGCAGTTGCCCTGGCAGCGTTGCATTGAGAAGTACGACCGGGCCGAGACGGTTTTCTTTCTTGACCCGCCGTACTGGCAGACCATCGGCTATGGCCAGGCCTTCCCGCTGGAAGAGTACGAGCAGCTGGCCGCTGTGATGGGCGCGTTGAAGGGTAGGGCGATCCTCACCATCAACGACCACCCGCAGATGCGCGCGCTGTTTGATCAATTCCACCGCGTCAGCGTCCCAATTCGATACACGGTCGGCGGCGGTGCCGGAGTGGCACGCACCGAGCTGATCTACACCACGTAGCTGGGCCATGGCCCAGCGTTCTCCATGCCCGTTCCCCGACCGGACCAACCCTCGTGCCTAGCCGGCAGCGGGGCGGGCACCTTTCTGCAGGATCCACTGATGGCAAAGATCACCGCACAACAGGCAGGCGGCGCCAACGTCGTCGCCTTCCTGGACATGCTGGCCTGGTCCGAGGGCACCAGCACCAGCCCGGCTACGAAGAACCAGGGATACGACGTGATCGTGACCGGTGCCGATCGTATGCCGGAGATCTTCGCCGATTACTCGGTGCACCCGTTCTCCCGGGGGCGGACGTCCAAAGCCATCAACAGCAAGGGCCTGACGTCCAACGCATCCGGCCGCTACCAGTTCATGCTGAAGGACTACGCCCACTACCGCGCGCTGCTGAAGCTCCCCGACTTCGGGCCGCTGTCCCAGGATCTCTGGGCCATTCAGTTGATCCGCGAACGCCGCGCACTTCCGTTGATCCAGGCGGGGCTCATCACCGAAGCCATTCGGGCCGTGCGCAACATCTGGGCAAGCCTGCCGGGCGCCGGTTATGGCCAGCCGGAGCACGCCGTGGAGAAGCTGTTGGCTGCCTACCGCAAGGCTGGCGGGGCAGTGGCGCCGTGACCGAGCCGATGAGCACCCTGAAAACCTTCGTTGGGACTTTCACCGCTGCGGTGGTGGCGCCGGCGACGGCTGACGCATTGCGCGAGGCCGAGCGAATCATCTTGGGCGTGCCACAGTCCGTGCTGCTGGTGGCAATGGCCGGCGCACTGATCGGCGTGTTGTTGTTGCCGGAGAAGGACGCAGAGCGAGTAGCCGCCGATTCCAACCGCAGGCGTGGCCACCGATTCCTGCAGACGGCTGCGCGCTGGGCTGCGCTGGCAGTGGCAGTGGTGGCCTACGCCATCGTGGCCGCATGGGTCATCGCAGTTGCCGCGTCCATCTGGCCGGCACTGGCCGGCGCCCCACAGCTGCCGCTGGCCGGTCTGTCCGGCGTCCTGATCCGCCGGCTGTTGCCCGGCTACGTGCGCATGGTGGAGAAAGCCACCGGCGCCATCGGAGGCGAGAAGCCATGAGCGTACTGATTCGATTCTTGGGCGCGCTGTGGGCGCTGATCGGAGGCGCAGCTACCGACGCGATGCGTTGGCTGAGCAAGCCAGGCAGCAAGATCAAGGTGGTGTGCGCAGTACTGGCCTTCGGCTGCGCAGTGTCTGGTCTGACCGCATACGAGAAGGAGCAGAAGATCCGCGACCTGAGCGCCCAGGTCATCAAGGTCCGGGCCGACTGGCAGGCCGACACCATCCGATTGCAGGCCGACACCGTCCGATTGCAGGCCGACGTGGACAGTCGCGATCAGCGTCTGGCCGAGGTCGCCGCCGCGCTGCGGGCAGAAGCCGAGAAGCTGGAAGCACTCAAGGCGGAGAGCGCTGCGGCGCTGCAGGACCTGGCCGGAAAGATCGAGGCCTCCGAGAAGGAGGCCTCTACTTGGCGCGGGCGCTATGAACAGCGGCCCGACACCTGCAAGGCAGCACTGGAGTTGCTCGATTCCGCCTGCCCGGCACTGAAGGGGTACTGATATGCGCGTCATCGTGGTTGTCACAGCTGCGCTACTGGCCGCGTGCCAGGCCGCACCTACCAAGCCGAACGCGTCGCCGGCAGCCGTCATCAGGGTTCCGGTGGCCACCTACGTCCCGATCGATGCTCAGCTGCGTCAGCGCTGCAGGTGGGTGAAGGACGCAGCGCCATCTGCCGTATTCGAGGTGAGCAACGGCCGGAAGCGTTGCCTGCTCCAGTACGAGGCGCAGCTCGACGCCATTGACCAGGTGCAAGGGAAGCCGGCAGCGGACGGCACGAGTGGCGGCTGATGGTGTTTCACGCGTTCGATTCACGGCGGGAGGGGGCCCCTGGGCTTATCCACAGCAACCGGGGGGAATTCGGACCCCGGTAAAAGACAGTATTTCGGCCTCTAGGGTGCTCCACCACAGGCCACACTTTTGGCGGTTTTTGCCGGGAGAAACCGCATTTTCATGCCTGAATAGGCTGTGCATCGGGTAGGACATGGCTGACATCCACGAGTTCACCAAAGGCTGGTCCGTGGCCAGGCTGGCGGATGAGTTCGGGATGGACCGCCGAACGGCCAGCAAGCGCCTGAAGGAGGCCGGCGTCCCGCCGCTGACCAAGCGCGCTGGGCATGACGTCTATCGCTTGGCCGACGCAGCCCCAGCGCTGGTGAATCCGGGTGCCGCAGCGTTCGGCGCGGAAGGCGTGGTCGATCCACGCGACCTGCCGCCGATGGAGCGCCGCGCCTACTACCAGTCGGAGAACGAGCGGCTGAAGGTCGAGTCGACCATCGGGCAGCTGGTGCCGGCCGCAGAGGTTGAGGCCGACTACGCCGAGCTGGTGAAGAAGGTCGTGCAGTTCTTCGACACGCTGCCTGACGTGCTCGAGCGCAAGGCAGGGCTCACGCCAGAGCAGGTGGTCAAGGTCCAGGACGAGTGCGATCGCGTCCGGCAATCAATGTATGAGGGCATCACTGATGACGACGTACGCGACAGCGCGTAGCGTGCGCCAAGGCGTTGCCGAGATGATCCGGCCACCGCGCCGCATCAGGGTGAGCGAGGGTGCACGGGTGCTGCAGGTGGCCAACGCCGCCGGCGCCGCCGGCTCCTGGGATCCGGACACGACGCCCTACATGGTCGAGCCGCTGGATACGACCGGCAGCCGCCATTACGAGGCCGTGGTGTTCGTAGGCCCGGCGCGGTCGGGCAAAACCATCTCGCTGATCGATGCGCGACTGGCCTACCTGATTACCTGCAACCCGGCCGATGCCATGGTTGTGCAGATGTCCAAGGATGCTGCCGAGGACTACAGCAAGACCCGTATCGCCCGCAGCATCGCCGCCAGCCCGGAGCTACGCTGCCGGCTGAGCCCGCGTGCCCACGACGACAACATCCTGCTGAAGTTCTTCCGGTCGGGAATGTCGCTGCGCATGGGCTGGCCGTCGGTGTCGGTGCTCTCGGGCAAGGACATCCACGACGTCCTGATGACGGACGTGGACAACTACACCGGCGACCTGACGATCGATGAGTGCTTCGGCCTGGGGCTGAAGCGCACCCAGACGTACATGTCCGCCGGCATGGTGGTGGCCGAATCGAGCCCGGCAACGGACTACGCCGACGGCGCCTGGAAGCCACTGCACCCGCACCAAGGCCCACCGGCAGCCGGCATCGCCGCGCTGTATGCACGCGGCGACCGGCGCCGCTGGTACTGGCCCTGTCCGGAGTGCGGCGAGCGGTTTCAGGCGGCGCCTGGCTATGACGGTTTTGCGCTCCCGCCGATGGAGGAACTGCTCGAGCGGGTCGTGCTGGACGACGTGCAGAAGATGGCGCGGCACTACTCGCTGCTGCACTGCCCCCACTGCGGTGTGGGGTTGCAGCACCGGTGGAAGGATGGGATGAACCGCAGCGGCGTCTGGGCTGCGGAGGGCCAGGTTGTGCACGCCGACGGTACGGTCACCGGTGACCGGCCGGAGGCGCGCATTGCCAGCTACTGGCTCGGCGGTGTCGCCGCCTCCTACCAGTCATGGGAGTCGCTGATCGAGCGCTACCTGCAGGCGCTGCGCACCTTCGCCACCACCGGTGAAGAGCGGCCCCTGAAGACCACACACAACGTGGACGGAGCCATCAACTACGTGCCGATGGCGGCGCGGTCGGCCAGCGATCCGAACGAGATGCAAGAGCGCGCAGAGGTCTGGCCGGCTGGTGCTGTTCCCGCTGGCGTGCGCTTCCTGCTAGGTGAGGTCGACGTCCAGGCCAACCGCTTTGTCGTGCTGGTGCTGGGCTTCGGCATCGGCGAATCTGGGCAGCTGGAGCGCTGGGTGGTGGACTCCTTCACTCTGCGCACGTCCAAGCGCGAGGATGGCTCGGGCGGCTTCCTGCCGCTGGATCCGCCGAAGTACCTGGAAGACTGGGAACGCCTGGTCGAGAAGGTGATCTGCCGTCGCTACCCGCTGGACGACGCCACCGGTCGCAGCATGCCGGTCCATGCCGTGGGCATCGACTGGGGCGGCAAGTCGGGCACCTCGGTGCGCGCACTGGAGTTCTGGCGTTCGCTCAAGGCTCGGAAGCTGCACACCAGGGTCAGGCTGATCAAGGGCGACGCCCGCCGCGAGGGCGGGTTGTTCCGCGAGACCTTCCCCGACAGCAGCAAGCGCCGCGATCGCAAATCAGGTTCGAAGGGCGATGTGCCGCAGCTGCTGCTCAACGTCGACCGCCTGAAGGACACCGTCGACGCCAATGTGAAGCGGGCCGAGCCCGGCCCGGGCTACTACCACTTCCCTGACTGGCTACCGGAAGCGTTCTACGCCGAGCTGACGGCCGAGTCCAGAACGGCCAAGGGCTGGGAGAACCTGGCGAAACGGCGCAATGAGGCGTTCGACCTGTGCGGCTATGCCGAGGGCATGGCGCTGTGGCTGAAGGTTCCGGCCATCAACTGGACCGCGCCGCCGGCATGGGCCGCGCCGTGGGACGACAACCCTGACGTGAGGGCAGACGACGTTGCGCCGGCGCCAGTGCCGCGCACGCGCACGCGCCGCGTCATCCGAAGCAAGTACCTGGGACGCTGAAATGGCATTCACCAACAAGCAAGTCGAGCAGCTGGAGGCTGCGATCGCAGCCGGCGTGCTGAGCGTCCGCTACGCCGACCGCACCGTGACCTACCAGAGCCTGGTGGAGATGCGCCGCCTGCTGAAGCAGATGCGCGACGAGCTGGGCCAGGCCGCAGGTGCACCGCGGAGCCGCCGCATCGTGCGCCTCTACCAATCGGGGACCGGCAATGTCTGATACCGCCGAGAGCAGCTACCGCGCCGCCGGCAACGGCCGCCGCCTTCGCACATTCCGGCCGACCTCGCTCGGACCCAACGCCTCGCTGCTGGGCCTGCCGACGCTGCTGGCGCGTGCCCGGCACTTGGCCCGGAATGACCCTTGGATGGTCAGCGCGCTCAACAAGAGCGTGTCCAATGGCATCGCCACCGGCATCCAGGCCAAGCCCATCTGGGGTACGAAGGACCACAAGAAGAAGCTCACCAAGCTGTGGACCCGCTGGGGCAAGTACGCTGACGCCGATGGCGTGCTGGTGTGGGAAGGCCTGCAGGCGCTGGCCTGGCGCGAGTGGAAGGAGGCCGGTGAGGTGTTCGCCCGCCTCCGGTACCGACGGCCCGAGGACGGCTTGCCGGTGCCACTGCAGGTGCAGCTGATCGAATCGGAGCAGTGCCCGCAGCACTACAACGGCCTGGCCAGCAACGGCAACGTGATTCGGCAGGGCATCGAGGTCGATAGCATCGGCCGCCGCGTGGCCTACTGGATGTACCGGGAGCACCCCGGCGACCTGCAGCTGACGGTCAACGGCAACGAGCTGGTGCGCGTGCCGGCGGAGCAGGTGCTGCACCTGTACCGGCCGAACCGCGCGGGTGCGATGCGGGGCGTGCCGGGCTCGGCGCCAGCCCTGCTGCGCATGTTCAATCTCGACCGCCTGGATGACGCGGTGCTGGAACGGCAGGCGCTGGCCAACCTGTTTGCGGGTTTCATCACCACCGACGCCAACGCGGATGGGGAAGAGGGTGATGCCATCGGAGACCTGATCACCGGTGAGGATGCGGACGGGACGGCCGTGGGTGGCCTTGAACCCGGCACCCTGCAGGAGTTGCCACCGGGTCGAAAAATCGAGTTCGCCGACCCACCCAGCGCCGGCTCGGACTATGCAGAGTTCCTGCGCGGTCACCTGCTGGCGATCTGTGCCAGTCAGGACGTGCCCTACGAGGTGCTCACCGGCGACCTGCGCAATGTATCCGACCGCGCGCTGCGCCTGATCCTCAACGAGTTCCGCCGGGTGATTGAGCAGGACCAGTGGCTCTTCATGATCCCCATGTTCTGCCAGCGCGTGCGAGACGCCTTTATCGACCAGGCCGTGCTTTCGGGCCTGCTGAAGGTGCCGCGCTATGCGGCTCTGCGCGATGACGTGACCGAAACCCTGTGGGTGCCCGAGGGCTGGCCCTGGAGCCACCCGGTGCAGGACGTGACCTCCGAACTCAAGGCGGTGCGGGCGGGCTTCAAGTCGCGCAGCAAGGTGGTGCTGAGCGCCGGCGAGGACCCCGAACAGGTCGACGCCGAGCAGGCGCTGGACAACGAGCGCGCAGATGCGGCCGGACTTCGCTACGACAGCGACCCGAGGCGAACGAACGCCTCGGGTGCCCGGCAGGACGACGATCCCGGCGCCACTGGCGCCAACGACGATGAAAGGAATGACGATGACGAGTAAGCCTGGCCTGTTGGCCCGAATGCTGGGTCGCGGTAGCCGTGCGCCTGTGGTGGCCTCGCTCGCTGCCGCGGTCCTCAATCAGCCCCTGCTGGTGCAGCCGGCCATCGGCGAAGCACTGGTGGGCGGCTATCTGGAAGGGAAGGTCACCAGCGACGACAGCGTGCTGAAGGCCGACCGCTTCGAAGTGTCCGGCTCCGACGGTCAGCCGGTAGGCGTTGCACAGAACCTGATCGGTGTGATCAACCTGTCCGGGGCAATGGTGAACCGGCCGATGCCCGGCGCCAGCGGGCCCGGGCCGGTGAGCTATGCCGCGGTGCGCGATACCTTCGATGAACTGCTCAACGACGACGCGGTGACGTCAATCATCCTGCGGCTGGATACGCCGGGTGGTATGGCGTCGGGCTGCTTCGACCTGGTCGATCACATCTTCGAGGCGCGCGGCCGAAAGCCGTTGTACGCGTTGGTTGATGACCATGCGTACTCGGCCGGCTTCGCGCTCGGCTCGGCGTGCGATGAGATCTGGATCAGCCGTACCGGCGGCGTCGGATCGGTCGGCGTGGTGCGCTTCCACCAGGACTGGAGCGGCAACAACGCCCAGATCGGCCTGAAGGTGACGCCGCTGTTCGCCGGCGCCCGCAAGGTCGACTTCAACCCGAACTTCCCGCTCAGCGAGGAAGCGCACGCTGAGGCCATGGCCGATCTGGAGGACATGCGCACGATGTTCGTGGACACCGTAGCGCGGAATCTCGGCATGGAGGCTGAGGCCGTGCGCGCCACCGAAGCGGCCTGCTACCGCGGTCAGGCCGCCGTGGCAGTGGGCTTCGCTACCCGGCTCGGCACCTGGCACGACCTGATCGCGCACCTCGGTGCCGCCGAAGCAGCGCCGCCGCCCGCGTCGGGCAATCCCGACCTGGACGACGAGCCGGAGGCAGCGGCAGCACCTCTGGTGCCCGAGGCGGCCACTGCACCGGCTGCAGCAGTGGTGGAGAACCCGGCAGCAGCGTTGGCAGCAGCAATCACATCCAGTGAGCTGCCGCCGGCACTCGCGGTGGCCCTCCTGCGGCGCCCACTGCAAGAGGCCGAGCCGGCCGCCAGCGCCATCGAATACGCGACCGCCGTGCAGGACGCCTGTGCTGCGGCGCTGCGCGGCGATGACACCCTCGCCGCCAGCTTCATCGAGAAGAACACCGACCTCGACACGGTGCGTGCTCAGCTGCTGTCGATGAAGGCGGAGGAAGGCCGCAGCACCCAGGTCGTCACCGCACACCCGGCTTCCATGGCCGATCAACGCGCCGCCGACAACAAGGCGAAGCTGAATCCCAATCACATCTACAAGAAACGAGGTAACTGACGATGGAAATCTCCCTGGCCGGCACCCGTACCGGCGAATTCCTGCTGTCCGAAGCGGGCGGCGAGCGCAGCCGCGAACTGATCCGTCTGCCGGCCGGGCAGGGCATGCTGTCCGCTGGCACCCTGCTCAAGGCAGACAACACCGTCGCTGCCAACGGCACCGACGCAGTGAAGGTGCTGTACGGCCCGATCGATACCGGCACCAGTCCCGCGGCGCTGGCCGTCAAGGGCGCCGCGATCGCGCGCGACGCCGAAGTGTTCGGTGAAAAGCTGGTGTGGGCCAGCGGTGTCACCGCTGACCAGAAGCTGCTGGCCGCGTTGAGCCTGGCCGAGTCCGGCATCATCACCCGCTGGACCCAGCAGCCGATCGCGTCGAACGCCGCCGATCACCTGGTGTTTGTGTCCGCACCGCTGACCGGCACCGCCGGCGTTGCGCTGGGCCCGATCGTGGCACATGTCAAGGACGTCTTCGGCGCGCTGGTCACTGGCAGCACCGTCAGCGCCACCCTGGCCAAGGCCACCGGTACCGGCAACCTGGCCGGCGGCGGTGCGAAGGCTGCCGTTGGTGGCGTCATCACCTGGGATGCCGCGACGCTGAGCGCCGCCGGTGACTACACCCTCAAGGTGACCGCCACCGACCTGGACGAAGCCATCAGCGACACCATCACCATCGCCGCTGCCTCCGGCGGCTGATCGCCCAGCACCCACCTTTCAACCATAGACCCTTGGCCCCGCCTCGGCGGGGCCTTTTCGTATCCCCTATCGAGAGAACAACCACCATGGATCTGCAGACCCTTCTGGCGCTGGGCGTGCTGAGCTTCGATGCCCTGAACGCCTACATCAACAACCTGCCGCGCATCTCCACCCGCCTTGCCGACATGGGCCTGTTCCAGGAGCAAGGCCTGGTCGGCACCACCATCGTCAAGGTGGGCATCAACGGCACCAAGCTGGTGCTGGTGCCGAACGTGCCGCGCGGTGCCCCCGGCCAGCCCAAGGGCCTGGAGCGTGGCAAGGTGAAGCTGCTGGAAACCACTCACCTGCCGCAGAACTCGACGGTCATGGCTGACCAGCTGCTGGGCGTCTATGACCCGGCCGACCCGGAAGGCAACAACGTTGCCGCCGTGGTCAACGCGCTGCAGGCGGTGCACAAGCGTGACTTGGACTTCACCATCGAGTATCACCGCATGGGCGCGCTGCAGGGAAAGATGCTCGATGCCGACGGCTCGGTGATCATCGACTTCTATGAAGAATTCGGTGTCGACCAGGCCGTCATCGGCATGGAGCTGAACAAGGACGCCACCAAGGTCCGCGCCAAGTGCATGGCCATCAAGCGCGCGATCGAGGAAAAGCTGGGCGGCATCCCGTACACCGGCATCCATGTGTTCTGCAGCGCCGGCTTCTTCGATGCCCTGACCGACCACCCGGACGTGCAGAAGGCCTACGAGCGCTGGCAGGACGGTGCTGCGCTGCGCGATGACGTCCGTAAGGGCTTCGTGTTCGGCGATATCACCTTCGAAGAGCTGCAGGGCAACACCGGCGGCGACCTGGCTTTGGCCGACGGCGAAGCCATCGCGTTCCCGCTGGGTGTGCCGGACATGTTCCTGACCCGCTTTGCGCCGGCGGACTACCTGGAAACGGTGCGCGGCATCGGCCTGCCGTACTACACCAAGACCGCCCCGATGCGCATGAACAAGGGCATCCAGCTGGAAAGCCAGTCCAACCCGCTGAACATCAACACCCGACCGGACGCGGTGATCCGCCTGAAGGCCGGCTCGAAGTAAGCAAGCAGTGCCTGGCCCGCTTCGGCGGGCCGGGCAGGAGGGTGTATGGCCCAGATCAGGATCGGGGTCGACCCCGACAACGCCTTCGGGCGACAGCTGACCGAGCTGGAGCAATCGCAGCTGCCGTTCGCCGCGTCGCAGGCCGCCAACAAGGTGGCATATGAGATCCGCGAGCGCTGGAAGCGCCAGGCGCCGAAAGTGTTCGATCGCCCAACGCCGCTCACGGTCAACGCGGCCATGTACCGCAAGGCCACCAAGGACCAGCCGTACGCCGAGATCTTCATCCGCGACGAAGCCTTCAAGGGCACGCCGCCGGCCAAATACCTGCTGGCAGAGGTGGATGGAGGCCAACGGCGACGCAAGGGCTTCGAACGCCTGCTGCAGAGCCGGGGTCTGCTGTCGCCAACGCAGTTTGCGGTGATGGGGCGTGGTGCTCAGGCCAACCAGTTCGGCAATGTGCCTGCAGGCCAGGTGACCAAGATCCTGTCGCAGCTGGGAGCGCAGCGGGACCGATACCAGAACCAGACCAATGTCAGCCGGAAGCGGCGACGGGGCAAAGGCAACAACCGTGATGGCGAGTACTTCGTGATCACCAAGCGCCGCGGTGCACTGCGCCCAGGCATTTACGAGCGGATCGGGCGCGGATCGGGCGTCCGATCCATCTTCATCTTTACCAACACCGCCGCCTACACGCCGCGCTACGACATCTTCGGCATGGCCGAGGACACCTGGAAGCGGTTGATGCCGTTCTTCCTGAAGCGCGAGCTGGAGAAGGCCATGGAAACCGCGAGGCCACTGCCTTGAACCAGAGAGCTTTCATGCAGGCCTGCGACGCAATCGCGTTCAGTGCCTTCGCCGCAGCAGGCGTCGCCGATGCTGCCCACTACAAGGAACCGGGCGGCACGGCAGAGGTGCCGTGCACCGTGCTGCTGGACGAGGCCGTCGAGCAGTTCACACCTGATGACGTAGCGCCCATCGCGACCACCATTGACCGGGTCACGCTGCAGCTGGCCGAGATCACCCCGAAAGATGGTGGTGTGGTGCGTATCGACGCAACCGGCCGCCGGCTGAAGCTGTTCCAGAAGATCCGTGGCGATGAATCCACCGAGCAGTGGGAGGTTACCCGTGCCTGAGCCAAGCCCCAGCCCGCGGCGTCAGCTGCTGCTGGCCATGGAGAAGACGCTTCAACTGATCAGCGTCGAGAACGGCTACCTGACTGACGCCGGTGCCGGGTGGACGCTGGAGCCGAAGCCAGGCGATCAGGATACCCAGGCTGTGCTGACGGCCTTGATCGAGAAGCAACAGCGGCCGGAGAGCCCCTCAAAGGCCAGCACGCACCGCCTGACCACGGTCAGCGTTATCGCCAAGGTGCCCGCAGACACCGATGGATACCAGCAGACGCTGGACGATCTGGTGACCGACATCGAGGAGGCCATGGACAGTAGCGACGTGGCCCGCAACTTCCCTAACGGCATCCAGGTGCCGGTCTACGTCGGCATGGAACCGCTGATGCCGGAGAAGGCCAGCGCCGGCTGGGTCGGTGTGCTGATCACCTACCAGTCCCACATCCCCAAGAAGTAACCCGCCGCACCGCGGCAACCCAACTGGAGAGCCATCATGGCCGAAGATTACAGCTACCTGGGCAGCGGCATCGTTCTGATCCGTGAGTGGAACACCACCGACCCATTCCTCGAGGTCGGCAACGTTTCTGCCTACACCCTGGCACCGCAGACGAACACCATCGAGCTGGCGGACTACCAGAACCCGGGCGGCGGCACTGCAAACCGCGTTGACCGGGTGACCGGCTACAACCTCAACTACACCTTCCACGACTTCAACCCCGAGAACTTCGCCCGGGCGACGCGTGGCAAGGCCAGCAGCATCGCTGCGGGAACGGTGGCCGATGAACTGGTGGTGGCGACGAAGGGCAGCTATACGCCTCTGATTCGGCTGGCCAGTGAAATCACTTCGGTCAAGCCCGCAACTGGTACTGCCACCTACGAGGCGGGTAAGGACTACCGTCTGGAACGTGGCATGTTGTTCATCCCGGCGGACTCTGCCATCACGCCGTCCACCCCGGCAGGCACTCCCAACGTCAAGGTCACCTACAAGAACGCCGACCTCGGCCACGTTGAAGCGGCTGTCACCTCGCAGAAGTTCTACGAGATGCAGTTCTATGGCGCCAACGAGGCGCGCGGCGGCAAGTTGGTTCGCTTGGTGGCACACAAGGTGACCGGCGGCGTCATTGAAAGCATGGGTCTGATCGGCAACGAGTACGGCGCCGGAAGTGTGCCGGGCGCACTGCTGAAGGACACGACCAAGGCAACCGGGGCTGACAAGTCGGCCTACTTCCACATTGAGCAGGAGAAGTGACGGTGCAGGACATGGACGCCATCACCCCGCCCACTCGCTCAGTTTCATTCCGCGGTGAAGTGCTGGTAGTGGGGCCGTTGCGGCTCGAACAGCTGGGGCCATTCATAACCGCCAGCCGTTCCACGATCGGGCGTATCGCGATGATTGCTGGCCTGCCCGAGGGCTCGTCGGCTGTCGACGTCGGAGCGCTGGTGCTGGACCTGCTCGAACAGGACAACACCGAGATCGCCACTGCCTTGGCCGTGGTGGTCGGGCGCGATCCGCAGTGGATTGCTTCAGGGTCACTGGAAGAAGTGGCACGGCTGCTCGAGGCGGTGGCGGGCCTCAATCGCGATTTTTTTGCCCTACGCCTGAGGCGCATGGTGGAGGCGATCAGGGCAACGGTCAGCCCGTCGGCGCCGCCGACCTCGCCCATTATCTGATCGCGCGCGGGCACCGCCGGCGCGAAGTACTCGGCTACACCCTGGCCCAGCTGCGGGCCTTTACCGCCGCTGCGGCCAGGGATGACCGGCAGCGACTGGCCGAGCTCGCACTGGCCGTCCGCGTCGCATTCGGCGCCGATGCAGCCGGCTGGCAGCAGTTCCAGAACCTGATGACCGGCACCGCTCCGGCTCAACCCCCGAAGGAGATACCCACAAATGGCTGAGCCCTCTGCCAACCTGCGTGTACGTATCAGCGCAGACCTGGCCGACATTCGGCAAGGCCTGGGCATGCTGACCAGGCAGCTGCGCGAAGTGCGCGGCGAGGCCAGCCGGCCGTTGCCGGCGAAGAACCCGATTTCGGACCTCGGGATCTCTGCGGGCCAGACGGCACAGGCGATGCGTCAGCTGCCGGCGCAGTTCACCGACATCTTCACCAGCCTGCAGGGCGGCATGCCCTTCTTCACCGTGTTGGTGCAGCAAGGTGGCCAGATCAAGGACAGCTTCGGCGGTGTGGAGCCGGCGCTGAAGGGTGTGTCGTCGGCCTTGTTGGGCATGGTGAACCCGTACACGGTCGCTGCCGCGGCTGTTGGCGTGCTCGTCTACGCCTGGTATGACGCTGAAAAGCAGCAGGAGGCATACACCAAGGCACTGGTCCTGTCTCGAAATGAGGCGGCGGCCACCACACTGACATTGGTTACGCTGGCACAGCACACGAGCGAGGCGATGCAGGTATCTGCAGGCGCGGGCGAAGAGGCAGCGCTGGCGATTGGTTCAAATGGCCGAATTGCTGAGCGAAACATGCAGGCAGTCGCCAATGCAGCCGTCGCTATGAAGGAGATAACCGGCCAATCCATCGAGGAGACAGTGTCCCTGTACGCCAAATTGGCAGAGGATCCGGTGAAGAATGCCGCGAAGTTGAACGAGAAGATCGACTTCATGACCGTGGCGCTTTACGAGCAGGTTAAAGCGCTGCAGGAGCAGGGACGCAATCAGGATGCGGCTACGGTAATCACGCGCGCATCCGCGGGTGAGACGGAGATGGCGCTGGCCAGGGTTCGTGCTAGTCAGAATCCCGTCATTCGAGGTTGGCGGACCATCTGGAGCGAAGCGACAAGGGCGTGGGGCGCCATGCAAGCAAGTGCCGGTGCTGGCCCACAGGCCGCGCAGATGCAGCAACTGTTGCTCGCTAACCAGCGTGACGTTGCAACTATGAACAAGGGCGTCGCGGACGGCATGAGTTCCGCATGGGTATTTCAATACCAGCAGCGAATTCAGACCCGGGCGAAGCAGATCAAAGAGATAGCAGCTGATATTTCGCAGGAGCGAAAGGATGCTGAGCTGAAGGCGGCGCAGGCTTCTTCTCTGGACTTCGTTTCAGAGATGGACGGAATCATCGAGAAACAAGAGTCAAAGCTCGATAAAAAGCGTGCTGAGATTGGCCGGATCAATGGTGAAGCCGAGATCGCTCGCAGGAAGGCCGAGGCTGCCGGCCTGACCGCAGAGGTCGAGAAGATCGAAGGTCGTCGCGCTGCGGCGGTCGAGGCGATCGAGAAGAAGTACAAGGAAAAGGCGAAGTCAGGCAACGGATCCGCGGCACGCGGCGCAGCTCTGCAAGGGTATAAGGACGATCTGGTTCAGGAGCAGGCGTCCATTAATGCCAGTACCCAGACGCTTCGCGCACAGTATGCCGCGCGGCAGATCACTGCCGAGGCGTACTACAGCCGCATGCGGGAGCTGACCCAGGCGGGCACTGATGCCGATGCCCGTTCTCTGGAGGGGCAGATCTCATTCCTGCGCGCGCAGAACGCAGCTGGCAAGGAAGGAATCACCGTCAAGCGCCAGCTGGGAGAGCTCGAAGCAAAGCTGGTGAAGGTCCGGACTGAGGGTACGGCAAAGCTGCAGGTGCTGGCTACGGAGGAAGAGCGGGCGACGAAGACCCGCAAGGCTGTGATCGACGCTTACACGGCCGCCCTCGAGGCCAGCAACGTCGCACTCCGGCGCCACCTGGAAACACGCGTTGCCCAGGTCGGCATGGGCGATCGCGAGTATGAGATCCAGCAGCGCATCAACGATGCGTACGACGATCAGGCTGAGAAGCTCCGGCAGCTCACGCTTCAGCGCAATGCGGATCAGATCGACGATTCCAGCTTCGACGAAGAGAAGGCGATCCTGCAGGCCAAGACGCTGGATCGCGTGCAGGCCATCCGTGATGGGTATGCAGAGCTCCAGTCCGCCGAGGGCAACTGGTTGCTGGGGGCTGCCAGCGCGTGGGAGAACTACCGCCAGCAGGCCGCCAACGCTGCGCAGCAGATGGGCGGTGTTGTCGGATCGGTGTTCAGCGGACTCGAAGATGTGTGGGTGAAGTTCACGCAGAGCGGGAAGGTCAGCTTCTCAGACATGACCCGCTCCATCCTGGCTGATCTGGCCAAGATCGCATTGCGGCAGGCGGTCATGGGTATCGCGAACGGCTTTGGCGGAGGCACTGGCCACACCGGGAACGTGGGAACCCTGTTCTCCGGCTCGTGGGGCTTCTCGTCCGGCGGCTACACCGGTGATGGAGGAATGTACGAACCAGCTGGCGTTGTGCACAAAGGCGAGGTTGTCTGGTCGCAGGCCGACATTGCACGGGCGGGGGGGCTGGGTGTGGTCGAGGCCATGCGTCGCGGGCTGCGTGGCTATGCAGAGGGCGGCGTGGTAGCCGGCCGCGGCGCCGCGAGCGCGCTTGCACCCGGGGCGGTGAATGTGAGGGTGATGAACGCGCCGGCTGGCACGACGGCCAGCGCATCGCGCACCGGGAATGGCGGTCTCGAAATCGAGGTGCTGCTTGGCCAGCTGGACCAGGCAATTGGCGGGCGTATCGCTGGCGGCACAGGTTCAACGTACTCGGCAATCAAGGACCGCTTCGGTTTGGGAGATGCGATCTGATGGAAACTCTGCCAGCTGTTGCCAGGATCACTTTCGATGGGCAGAAGCGTTCGTTCGATCCCTCGGTCGAGAGAACGGAGATGGAGCGGGGAGTTCCGCGGCAGCGACTTCTGAACAGTCAGGTGCTCGTCAAGCAATCCATGAATTTCTACTTCGCGAACATTGACGACGCCAAGACTTTCGATGCGTGGTACTTCGACGCGATCAAGCGGATCGGGTGGTTTGAGATGGTGCATCCATATACAGGGATGGTGATCAAGGCACGGTTCGAAAATGGCGCCATTGGTGATCTTGTACCTGACGAGAAGCTCCCCGGTGACTTCAGGCTGGATGCGGTTGTGGAGTACCTTCGATGAGTACGTTCACCGAGCGCCGTCAGCGCACGACCGACACCGATAGCGCGTTGGCCCTGATCGAGATCAGCGCGCCGTCGTTCCCAGAGGTACTGCGCATTGCCAACGACACGGTCGATTGGACAAGCCGGGGTCTGGTATACGTGGGCTACCCCTTTGGCTTCAAGCTGCCGGAGGACGTGAGCGGCCAGGCTCCGCGGCTCCAGCTGGTGCTGGACAACGTCGGCCGAAACATCACGGAGGACCTGGAAGGACTGTTGCCCGGCGAGATCGTGAACGCACGGCTGATCATCACCGATCGCGCAGACCCCAACGTCATTGAGGCGGATTACGACCTTCCGATGGCACAGGTGTCGGTGAACAGCCAGACAGCGACGGGGCAATGCGGCGTCGACTACCTGACCCGTCAGCAGGCGGTGCTGCTGCGTGCCAACCCGTTCACCCTGCCGGGGATCTTCTAATGCGCTTGGCGGATGTGGAGAAGTTCGTGGGCGTCCCCTACGACGCCAATTGCTTCGACTGCGCCGACCTGGTGGTGCTGGTGCAGCTGCAACTGTTCGGACGACTGATCACGCTGCCTGGGCGCCGCCCTCGCGGTGCTCAGGGTGCGGCCGAGCTGGGAACCCTATCGCGGCCATACGGGCATCGGCGAGACGGCCCCCCTGAAGACGGCGACCTTGTCCTGATGTTCGATCAGGGCCACCGAAACCCCGGCCATGCCGGGGTTTTCTTTTTCCTGGCCCATGAAGGCTGGGTACTGCACAGCAACGAGCGCAACGGCTGCAGCGTGCTGCACCGCGTGCGTGAACTGCCCGGCTTCGGGCTTCGAATCGAGGGCTTTTACTCATGGGTCTGATGGACGCCCCTGTCCCCGCCGGTCGCTTGATCGTCACTCCCCACCCGGTGCTGCTGGACGGTCAGCGCAATGCGCCGGTGGACCTGCGTCCGGGCGAGTCTCTGTATGCGTTCCTGATGCGCCACGTAGAAGGGCTCGACGGGGAGGCGTGGCTGGTAACAATCGGCGGTCGTCCTGTCGATCGTCACCTCTGGAGCCACGTCTATCCCAAGCATGGACAGATCATTGAGGTCCGTGGGGCAGTGGGCAAGAGCGCAGTTCGCCTTGTCGCCATGGTCGCGCTGACCTACTTTGCGTTCCAGGCGCCGATGCTGGCGGGCTGGCTGGCCAAGGCGGGCTTGTCTGGTGCTGGTCTGGCGGCAGCGCGTGCGGGCGTATATCTGGCCGGCAGTCTGCTGATCAACAAAGTGCTGCAGCCCAAGCAGTCCAGCGCCGCCGCGCCCGCCGAAAGCACCTTCGCTCTGTCCGCGCCCCGCAACCGCCCACGGCCCTACGAGCCTCTGGGCCTGCTGTTAGGGTCGGTGCGCATCGCTCCGGACGTGGCGAGCCTGCCGTACACGAACTACGAAGGCGACCAGCAGTTCGTCTCGCTGCTGCTGACTCCCGGCATCAACGTTGCCAGAGTGGAAGAGCTCTACAACGGTGATGCGTTGCTCTCGAGCTTCGAAGGGGTGCAGGTCTGGTACAACGGCTTCTCTGGCATGCCCGACCAGGACATCCCGATCTACAGCAACGTGGCTGTGGTCGAGGGTGGCCGGCTGCTCGACACCAGTAGCGATCCCAAGAATCGGCCGGGGCAATGGGTGCAGCGTACCGGCAGTGAGCGGACGATCCGCCTGGTGGTGGGTGTCGAGTTCCAGATCTGGGACGTGACGTCGAAGGGAAAGGAAAAGGACAACCGAGAGCAGCTTCAGGTTCAGTACCGGGCCGTCGGCACCGGCAACTGGCTGAACTTCGGCAACTACAGCGTCTCTGGCCGCACCCAGAAGACCCAGAAGCGCAGCTACACCTTGGATGTGCCCGAGGGGCAGTACGACGTGCGCGTGCGAGTGGCCGGTCAGAACACCGATGGCAGCGGCGCCCAGGCCAACTTCACCTGGACCACGCTGACCAGCGTTCGACGGGAGCCGCCGGGATACCCGGGCATTTCGCGCATCGGCATTCGTATGCGGGCCTCGGGCCAGCTCAACGGTGCGCCTGATGAGATCCGCTGTGTGGCGCACTCGGCTCCGATCCCGGTGTGGAAGGGCGATGCCATCGGCTGGGTGACCGAGTCCAGCAACAATCCAGGTGCGCAGATCCTTGCCTATGCCCGAGGCTTCACTGATCCCACCGGCAAGCGCATTGCCGGGATGGGGTTGCCCGACCGTCAGATCGATGTCGAGGCTCTGAAGGCCTTCACCCTGCACTGCGCTGCGAACGACCTGACATACGACCATTGGTTGACTGAAGTGCGCAGCCATCAGGGCGTGCTCGATGCGATCGCGCTGGCCGGTTTCGGCCAGATTGCTTGGCCCCGCGGCCGGCTGGCTGTGGTGTGGGCCGCTGACGAACAGCCGCTGTCGGGCATGGTCAACATGGCCACCATCAAGAAGGGGCAATTCCAGGTCGACTACACCCTGGCCAGCGCCGCCGATGGCATCGAGTACAGCTACCTCGACCGCACTACGTGGGAGGCCAAGACGCTGCGCGTGCCTGCACCGGGCGTGACGACCATGCTCAATCCGGCACAGGTGTCCGGCGAGGGCGTCACCAGTGAGGCACACGCGGCACTTCTGGCGCGCTGGCACCTGGCGCAGAGCCTGTATCAGTACAAGGCGATCACCTACAGCACTGATATCGAACACATGTCCTATGGCCGCATGTCGGTGCTGGCGCTTCAGCACGATCTGACGCAGTGGGGCTTCGGCGGCCAGGTGCTGTCCGCATCGATGGGGCCGGGTCGAGCCGTGACGCTGCAGCTCGACGTGCCGGTGCCTGCGCCCGCGCAGGGCAGCGCCTATATCGGCCTGCGCATCCCGGGTGAACGGGTGTACCGCGTGATGAAGGTGGTGCCATTCACCGGCGAAAGCGATCAGCTGCAGCTGGCCGACCCGTGGCCGACCGATGCCGAGCTGCCGGGCAACAGCAATGCCAATCCGGCCTGGGACACTATCTGGATTTACGACTTCAAGCAGACCCCGGGCTACCGCGTGCGCGTGGTCGGCGTACGGCCGGAAAGCGATCTGAAGGGCGCCGCTGTGGATGTGGTGCCCGAGAGTCAGGAGTTCTGGCACTACGTCAAAACCGGTGAGTACATTCCCCCCGGCAATGGCTCGCAGCTGCAGACGCGGCCAGTCGCCAGCAACCTGAAGATGACCGAACGACAGGTGGTGCAGGGCGATACGGTCTACACCGAGCTGCAGGCATCGTTCGACATCTCTGGTCCGGTCGGAGACATCGTGGTGCTGAGCGACCTCGACGGCAACGCCGCTTTGGAGGAAGTCGCGCGCACCGTCACCCGTTCGGCCAGCTGGCGCATCCCTGCGGCAGGCACCTATCCCGTTACCGTGCGCCCGTACAGCCCTGACGGACTGGCGGGTGTTGCAGTCAGCCTGATCTACAACACCATCGGCGCAGACGTGCCGCCGGTTCTCGTGGACCTGTTCGACGTGGAGGAGCTGAGCGGCGGCGTGCGCCGTTACACGTGGGGATTCCTCAGTGACACCATTCAATCGGCTGACTTTGCCGGCGTAGAGATCCGCTACATGCCAGGCCTGATCGCTTCGCCAGCCTGGGACCAGATGACGCCTCTGGGCGATACCGGCTATCACGCTGCTGCCTTTGAGGCGGTGCTGCCGAGCTCGGGTGAATGGACGTTCGCTTGCCGATCGCGGAACACCAGCGGCGCGCTGTCCACGGGAATGCGGGTGTTGTCCCGGACGCTGGGGAACAACCTCGGCGAGCAGATGCAGGAGACCTGGGAAGAGGCGGAGCGGGCCAATCAGCGGGTGGGGCAGGAGATCATCGATCGACTGGCCGGCGATCTGGCTGCAATCAACGAGGCTGTGGGCAAGGCACGTCAGTACACCGACGAGCAGGTCGCCGCGCTCAACGGCATCCTGGAGGACATTGTCGGCGCAGACGAATGGGCGGCCGGCACGACCTACCCGGCCGGTGATTTCGTTCGCCACGATGGGACCCTGTATCGGGCGCTGGCCGAAAACGTGGACGTGCAGCCGGGCACTGACCCGGCGGTGTGGGAGGCCATCGGCGATTACACCTCGGTGGGCGATGCGCTAGCGGCGGCCATCAGCATGTCCACCAAGAACGCCAGCGACATTGCGGCAGAGGTCACGCGCGTGGACGCCGTGGTGGCGAAGCTTCCGGCCGACGGCGGCCAGGCTGCCAGCACGGGGCAGGTTTCCAGCGAGGTACGGGCTCTGGCTGAGGCGGACGCGGCGCTGGGCCAGCGCCTAGACATCACCAATGCGGCGTTGGGTGACAAGGCGAGTACGGCCAGCGTTACGGCCGTCGAGCGAGCCAGCGTCGCTCGCGATGAGGCCCTGGGCGAGCGGCTCAACATCACGAATGCGGCCTTGGAAGGAAAGGCCTCATCCGACGCTCTGCAGCAGCTGCGCAGTGAGGTGACCGAGCTGGACGGGGTTGTTGATGCCAACAGCCAGCTGATCAACCAGGTGCGTGCATCGCAGTCCGGTGGCGTGAATTCGCTGCGCAATGCTGACTTCGGTATGGGCACGTCCGGCTGGCAGTTCGCGGTCAATCCCTGGCAGGCGGCGTTGCAGAAGAACTTCGCTGGGCTTGACTGGACACCTGTCGGTGGCGCCCAAGCGGGCTTCAGCGTCGGGGGAACGCCTGGCGGTGGTGTTGCGTTGGACCATGATGCAAGGCCAGTGGTGATCGCCGGGGAGAACTGGATCGCCTCGGCATATCTGGCGAGCCACCGCTGCTATTCGTACCTGCAGCTGATTGCATTGGATGTGACAGGACGCGTCATCGATTTCGTCAGTTCGCCGGTGTCGCGGGCTTTTGGCGGCAAGCTGCTCGGGCAGTGGGCACGTGTGCATGCGCGTTTCCCCAACGGCCTGCCCGAAGGCACCGTTACCGTGATTCAGCGCTGGTGGACGGAGGGCGCGAACGGCGATTCGCCCTTCTCATGGATTACGCAGCCCATGCTTGAGAAGGCGGCTCCTGGGCAGACAGGACCCTCGTCCTGGTCTGTGAGTGCTGCCGGCATGGCCGAAGCGACGCAGGCGTTGTCGGTGCGTGCGACGACGCTGGAGAACGGCCAGTCGATGATGTTCGCCAAGTACACGATGGCCCTGGACGTGAACGGCCATTGGATTGGCATGACCTCGGTCAACAACGGTTTCGTGGGGCGGGTCGACGTAGTCGCCGACGTGTTCAGTGTTGTGGATCCCAACAACACCGGTAGCACGACGTTCGAGGGCGGCCGCTGGATCACCCGGTCCGGGGCCTACATGATGGTTCACGGCAAGCCGTTCGGCGTTTCCAACGACCTGATGATGTGGATCGGTGTGGGTTCCAACCCGGGCAATGCCAGCAAGGCGAACGGCCTGTTCTGGGTGGACAACCAGGGCAACGGCTACTTCGGTGGCAGCCTGTCGGCGGGCGTGCTCAAGAACGCCGTGCAGACCACCTCGACCAGCGGCAACGCCGAGATCATCAACGGGCCGTTCTCCACCCTGGGGCGCGCCAAGAACGTCGTGGTCAGCTACGACATGACCAAGACCGACACGGCGCACACGGGCCGGTGGACCGGCGTCTCCGGGCCGGTGAACGCCACGATCGCGATCTACCGGCGGGGGG